TAAACAAATAGGACATTTATGTTTTTCTTGAAGAACGTGTATTCTTTTTAACTTTGATAAGTAATTGCTGTATTCACCTCTACATGTTTTACATTCTCTTCTTCTCCATTTCTTTGCAGCACAAGAATAAGGAAAAAAAGAAATAGGTAAAGATTTATTACAATCATAGCATACTTTAAACTCTTCTTCGTAATCTTCTTGATTTATTTCTTTATCAAAAAGATCTAATTGATTAGTGTGTTTCACTCCAGTTATCTCCTATCTTATACTCTCCATCTAAAGGACAATTAAGATTTAAAACATTCTGTGTATTTTTAATTGCCTCTACACCTAGTTTCCCTACTGTCTCTGCCTGGTCTTCGATTACTTCTATCTGCCATTCATCGTGAATGTTTGCTACAAACTTTGCGTTCAACTTTAATTCTTTTATCTGATTATATAACAAGACAAGTGCAGTCTTCATAATGATTGCGCCTCCTCCTTGCAATAAAGTATTTAAAGATGAGTAAACTTTTCTTATGTGTATTACTCTGCCGTCTAATGCTTTAAGGTATTTTCTTGTTTGTGCCGCTCTCTCAACAGAAGTTGTAAGATTTCCAAGCGAGGGTAGATTGCGGATAAAACTAGATCTAAGTGCTGCACCTGCTTTAGAGTTTCCTCCAACCACGCTTCCAATTTTAGCATCTCCTGCTCCGTAGATGAGTGCGTAGATGAAAGTTTTTGCCTGACTTCGTGATCCAAGTCCAGCAAGGTTTTGATTTGTTGTGTGTATATCTCCGTTGACAATTTCATTTATGTATTCCTCATTTTTCATATAGTGTGCCAGTACTCTAAGCTCAAGACCAGACGCATCTATTCCTACAAGCTTGTATCCTTCTGGTACTGTCCAACATTCTCTACATTCTTTTCCATAAGGTTTGTTAGAACTTGGTGTCTGGGCCACGTTTGGACTTCGATGAGTCATCCTCCCTGTAATAGCTCCGTTAGGTATAACAAACCCATGTACTCTTCCGTCTTTAGATAACTCTAACCAAGAAGATACTTGTGCTACTCTTTTTTGTAGCATCATAAACTCTGCAATGAGCGTAGCTTCTGGTATGTCTTTAACTTTCTCTAATGTAGTTTCATCTACAATAGGTTGCCCGGTAGGTGTAAACTTGGTAGGTTTCCATCCAAAGTCTATAAGATATTCACCGATTTGTTTACGACTAGCAAGATTAAATGTTACCCACTTCTGCCTCATAAAAGGTTCTAGATTATTAGAGCGTAAACATTTACGCATTTCTTCATTAGTTAAACCTACTTTAGAAATCGTTCCATCTTTTCTTAACTTAGGTGTAACAAGTTTGTCATCTACCCATTTAGGTTTAAATGTTTCATGTACTTTCTTTTCTATTTCTGCCATTTTAGAATTAAGTTTAGCAGCAAGCATGGTAGCTTTTTGTTCGTTTAACATAAATCCATCTATCTCTTGCTCCTTCATTATCTTGGCAACAGCATGTTCAAGATCAACAGATTCTTGGCTAAAGTTTTCTACTTGTTCTAGTAATTTATAATAGACATCTGCATTTAACTCTACATCTTGTATGCAGTACTTTCCCATTTCCTCAGTATAGTTTTCCCAACTGTCAGGTTGTTGTGCTTTTCTTTTATCAGCTTCATTAGGATAAAGAATGTATCCCCAGTTTTCTAAACTGTGGCCACCAGTAAGAACAGGATTAACTAATCTAGAAACAACAAGAGTATCTTCGATGTGATTGGTAAGGTTAAGATCAAAATGTTTTTTAAGAACTGGGATATCAAAGCCTATAATATTGTGTCCAATAAGAACATCGGCACTAGCTATAAGATCTGCTCCTTCTTGAAGTTTATCAGGAGGGAACAAGTAAGTTCCCCCTCCAATAACTTTAGCAACGATACAATGTATTACGTTACCTTCAAGACCTTCTGTTTCTATATCAAATATTACCTTCTTAAAACGGTAATGTGCTATCTTGTTGGGGAGAGAAATCAGAGTCTGTTTCATATAGTCTTCCTGTATTAGAATTATATTGTAGGCTACAAGCAAGTCCAGTATCCCCTGTGTATCTAGACTTTAAAACTCTTACCCTCGTTGTGTTTGCTTCTTCTGGATCATCTGCCTGTTGATTTCTTTCTAATGCAATTACACAATCAGAAAGTTGTGATATTCCTTGTGATCCTTTTAAATGAGATAGGGATACTTCGATACCTTGTTCGTGTCCTTTCTCACCTGCTGCTCTTCTAAGATGTGAAACAAGTATCATACCTACTCCTGTTTCTTCTACGAGAGAACGTAACCGATTCATTAAGTTATCTATACCTCTTCTCTCATCGCCTTCTGTCATTACATTTACTAGCATGTGTAGGTGATCTACTACTACCCATTCACATTCACATCCTACTATTATGTAGCGTAGCTTAGAAAAGATTTCATCTATATTTGTTGCTCCATGATGTGCATGTATAAATACTCTACCATCTTGAATAACATTGTCAAACATTTGTTCTAGTTCTTGAGAAGAATACTTAGCTCTTTTTTCAGATAAATAGATTCTATCGTTAGCTTCGATAGATACTATTCCGTCTGCAGTTCTAAGCCAGTTCTCTTCTAGAGCAATAATACCTACTTTATCTGTAGTGTTTTTGATAAGCCAATGTTCTAGTTCTCTAGTCACACTAGACTTACCTAATCCTGTACCTCCAGTAAGAGTAACTAACTCTCCTTTGCGCATACCATATAGTTTTTTATTCAAGCCTTCCCATGGATAAGGAATACTTTCTTTATCTTCACGCTGTAACCAATCATTCTTTTTGCTAGATAACTCTAGGATACCTGATGGTGTGTATGTCTTAGCCTCCCACCAGGCTTTGGTAAACTCTTCAAACTTACCTTGCTTGAGCATATCATTAGCATCTTTAAAGCCTATAGGAAAAGACATAATTTTAGTTTTGTTTGGTTTTAGTATTCGGGCTACTTGTCTTGCTGCTTTTTGTCCTGCATCATCGTTATCAAATGCAAGTACTACATTCTCATAAGCTTCTACAAACTCTATGCTTTCTCTAATATCTTTTACAGCAGAGGCGCATCCTCTTTTAAGAGATACTACTGCCCACTTACCGCCAAACATTTGATGTACGGCCATAGCATCACACTCGCCTTCGGTAATAGTTAAGTACTTACCGCCTGTGTTTCGATATAACTGTTCTCCAAATAAACCTGTGCCTTCAAAGTTACCACCTGAATAAAACTTCTTTGTATCTACTTCTCTTGTTTTAGTAGCAGATACTTCGTTGTTATTATAATAAGGGTAAACGTGTTTGTTAGGGCTAGATAAAACTCCAAAAGTTTTAGCTGTTTTAAGACTAATCTTTCTATCTTCAAGAGCATTGTATGCTCCTTTGTAAGATTGTAAAAAAGAATTTATATCTGTAGGTAAAGTACTTACTGATGGTGAAGGCTCACCAAATAATTTAGGCGGTGTTCTTTTGTTACATCCAAAACAATAGGTGTGTCCATCATCATATAAACTATTGTTATCTTTGCTACCGCAGGCATCACATGGAATATGTTTTATAAATTTGCTTTCTGATCTTGTATTCATTCTTGTTCCCCAATATTTTAAGAAAGTCTAGACACCCCATAACAACAAGAGTCTAAGGAGTACAGCTATGGAGTGTCTAGTATTAACGGTTTATTTGTTTGCTTTCACTTCTTCTTCGTTAGCTTCCTCCTTTTTGTTTTCAACTGTTTTATCTTTTTGATAATCTAGAATAAGTTCATTACGATAAGCAGACATAAGTATATCTTTTTCTTGTACTTGCTGCGCTAAAATATTTCTATCGTTTTGTAAACTTTGTAATCTAACAACAAGATGTTTAGCATTTTCTGATAATTCATCAGCGTTTATTTTTACACCTTCAATAGTAATTGAGGCTTGGTTTTCTTCTGCCATTAGAAATCACCTTCATCATACATACCAGATCCATCTGGCTCGATGTATTCTTTAAGTTCTAATAGCTGTATAGCTTTTAAGTCTCTTCCTTTTCCAGACTTACCGCTATACTCCCAAGCGTACTCACCATATTGTACTTTGACAAGAGAGCCATTACCGATTTTAGGTAGTGTATCTACACGCTGACGATCTTCGTTGATAAGTACAGGTCGTGGGTTTTGTCCACCGCCTTTCTTATCTACGTTCCTTTTAAAGTTTACAAATCTTCCGTAATCTTTTTCTTTTACAGGATGTCCACGCTGTTCAAAGTCATCTAGAGTTTCATCATCTAATACAAGATTAACTTCCCACTTGTGATCAAAAGTAGTATTAGGTGTTGTTACACTTGCGTAATAGGCGCGACCTGTAACTTCGCCAACACCACTTGCAGGATTAAAATTATTATCTGCCATTTTTTTTACCTCGTTTATGTTACATTTAAATTGAAAGACATTTCACAATCAGTTTGTAATACATCTTTAGGTACAAATTTTAACTTAGATACATAAGAATGTACAGCATTTTCTAATCTAGTTGGAGCATTATTTGAATTGACATTAAAGACTTCTGCTGTTCCTTCTTTGTTTACATTAAATAAAACAAGAAGATTGTATGCGCCTCTGCGTTTAGTTTTATCTACTGCTTTCTGTATAACTTTAGTTTTATTTTGTGAGCCTGACTTTAACTCAAAAGCACAGCTCTCTTCTCTGTAGGATTCTATAGTAGTTGAGTTACCTCTAATATCTTCTAATGATTCAGGTACAAGTCCAGGTTCTTCGATAACATCTTTTACTAAAGAGTCTTGAATTATTTCTAGCTCTTGTAAGATATAACTTACTTGCTCCTGTAAAGATTGATCGTTTGTTTGCCCTTGATTTACTATCTCGTTCAATCGTTCCATATCAATATTTAATTGAGTAACAAATGCTTGAACACTTTTCTTAGACATCTTAACTTCATACTCAATAAATCTTTTGTTATCTTCTATTGATATATAAGCGTTCCGTAGCTCATTACTTGAGATTGCTTGCGCTGTTCTAGCTTTGATTTCCTGTAAGGATTTTTCTATATCGTTCAACATTGCATTAGAATAACGGATAGCTGTTTCGTTACTATCAAGTCTATTTAGAATGTGATTGCTAAAAAGATTTGCTCCAAACCCTACAATTATAAGTGTTACCATTACTGACAAAAAATGATTTCTCATACTACCTCCTTTGTTAAATGTTCCAGTTTAACTTCCCTTTATTTTTTACTCTCCAATCTTCATAGTGCTGACTTAGTTCAGCAAAAGAAGTTATATGAGGATACTTTTTTAAGTATTTCATAATCCATTTGGGAGTCATGAAAGATAGATACATAGTTCGATTAGCCATATAGTAATCCTGAGTAGGTGCTAACTGATCTATATTGTCTATAGAGACCTGTGCTGCCTCTTCTTCGTTTAACAGAGTCTTTAGCCATTCTACTTGTAATGGCTTTATTCTCTTTCTTAATGCTTTAATTTTCTTTGCGTTCAATTATATTCTCCAGATCTCTATAGGGATTTTAAAGAAGTAATAGAGGGATGTCAAATCCCCCATATTACAATTCCTAAAACCAAGACTAACCAAATACATAAAGGTAAAGCTTTTATTAGATTGTCTTTATCTCTCATAAATATATACATCATATCTAACTGCATCTTCGAGTCTACATTCGCGCCAGTTTATATGTCCATTAGAGCTTGTGTATTTATGTAGATGAGGATTCTTTTCTCCAAATCTCCCATGCAGTTTTACATAAAGTTTCTTGCTAAGATATTTATTAATAAACTTAACAGCGTTCCTAACTCCTTCAAGTTTATATTCCTGTAACGTATCTCCTTTATGAACAGTCATTACATATCTATTAGTTCTTTTCTTTTTCATTATCGTTTCCTCTTGTAGTTAAAATTAATTTCGTTTCTTTACAGCTTCGGCCATACTATCCCAACCTTCGATATCTCTTTTCAATTCCTGGAATAGAGGTTCTCTCAAGTCTTTAAGTAATTCTATAGAGTTCTCAAGTTCTGCTATTGGCATTTCGTTTACATCATTCTCAATAGCCCATAGCGTTCCTTTAATTGCTCCGTAGATGTAATCTATCTTTTCTATTTCATTCATTAGTTATTCTCCAAAATCTTTCTTTTGATTCAATCGGTATTAAACTTTTAATCATTACAGCATCTAAATATAATCCTTTAAAAGTACCATATTGATTTACTACTTCCCATTCTTGGGCTCTAACAACAACTTGACTTCCGTTTCCAATTAAAGGAACAGATTCTAATTGTTTTTCATTTTCATCAAAAACTAAAGGAGGTTTTGTATGTATAAGTGCTTTCTTTTTAATTACAATTTGAGAGTTTTTATTAACTTTAAATCCAAGTTTTTTAAAATCTTTAACTAACTTTTTTGATAATTTTAAACTTATTTGATAGTAAGGTTCAAATGTAATATCAGGTATGTGAAGTCTAGCCCAATAAGATAATCCTTCTACATAAATAAAATCATTCATCATCAGTCACCTCGTCATTTTCTATCTCCTTATTTATTGGTTCAACATCAAAAGTTATATTAGACATCTCATCTATACTTTCAAATTTTCTGTTCCAAGTAGATTTATCATAGTCTACTATTTTATGTCCATGTTCTGGATGAGTCTTTACTTTTCCGTTCTTATGTTTTTCATAAACCCAGATACGCTCATTAGTTTCCAACCATAATGTTTGTCCATAGTCGCTAAACATTTCAACATCTATATCATATTTATTTTTTATATATTCTTTTAGTGCGTCTTCGACTTCATAGCTCTCTAGTTTAATTTCCACTTTCTGTGTACTCCTTTAGTTCACTAGCTAACCCAGTTAATCTATCTGAAATCCAATGTAAACTGCCCCCAACTTTTGGAATAGATTGTTCATTTAATAATTTAAATGCTCTAACAAAATGAGCAATATCCATATCAAGTATGTCTATTGTACCAA